GACCTAAATCCAAAATCTAAAATCCAAAATCCAAAATCAATAAAGGAGCTACAATGAACCCGAACGAAGAACAAACCCAATACTTTGAACTGACCTTTCCCGACCACGTCGCCCCCGGCGACCTGAAGATCATCCGGGAGGCCAACCGCGAGGAGCCGGGCCGCCTGTGCCTGCTCACGCCCCGCATCGAGGCCGTCAACAGTCACGGCTTCCGGGTCTATAGCAACAACGGCGGCGCGATGATCGGCATCGTCTGCGTTGGCCGGCCGGAGCCGCCTTTTGACCTGAGCTATTGGCTGGAGGGAGACAATGATTAAAAAGACGGGAATTGTGCTAAAATCAATCAAACCGGGTCGGCCCGGTTCGCGCCGGTGGCTACGGCGGTACGGCTCGCGCTTACTGGCGGTGCGCTATCGCGGTGATGGCCGGCGGCGGATACGGATGACGACGGTGGAAATTGTAGTTGAGGAGCGATTTTGGGACCCGGCGGGGCATCAGAATTACCACCGGGCGATGTCTAAATCTGGACAGTCCGTATAATCATAGTTAGCTGGACTAAGAGATGCCACTTGAAAGTGTAATCATAACCGGTGATGCCCGGCAAATAGAACTAGCTCAGTTCCCGTATCGTTACGGCGTGATCGTCGCTGATCCCCCCCTGGCCTTATCGGGTGGCAAGGGGTCAGGGAACGGCAAAAGATCAATATGAATTGATGACAGATAAAGAGATTTACGCCATGCCGGTGGGCCAGCTTGCTAAATCCGATAGCGTTTTGCTCCTTTGGGGAACGTGGCCGAAATTGCCGGAAGCCCTGCAAACGATGCAGGCATGGGGCTTTGAGTATGTAACCGGCTTTCCCTGGATAAAGCTAAACAAAAACGGGCATGGTGTTTATTATGGGGTTGGGTATTGGGTGCGTGGTTGCTCTGAGTTTGTCTTTATCGGCAAACGGGGCGATGTTTCAGCCCCAAGAATGGAGGGGTTTTTAGGGTTAATGTCCCCAAACTTCCAGCATAGCCGGAAACCAGACAGCATCCATGAGTTAGCTCAAGCATTGCCAGGGCCATATCTTGAATTGTTTGCCCGGCGCTCCATGCCCGGCTGGACAAGTTTTGGTAATGAAGTCGAGGATATTAAAACGGGGTTGGTTTTACGTCCAGCTAACAAGGGCATCAAGCCGACGCCACAACCTCGGCTTTTATAGATGGTTACGCGCCACTTTAAGCTAAAATTATTTCCAGGGCTGCATGGGCGCGGCTTATGCCCTGGCTCGTTAGGCGGATTGGAGACGGTTATGCTTATCACGTTTTTAGAATTTTTTCAATCAATTGATTGGTCTCCGTTGGAAAAAATGGAAATAATGAAATTTCGAGCACCTCACTCGCCGGGTTGGGAAGTTGCAAAATACGGCGAGCAATTTGAGGCGACATATCGAAGTGCGTTTGCGCCAGATACGCCCGATTATGTCGCTTTCACGATTGATGAAATGGCGAGATGGCTATTTAGTCGGCAGGCGTATTTAGATGCAAAATAACTGGGATTTACTATTAACCATCAGGATTGAGGCTGATGATGCCGATAGCATCATCGAGTTACTCAACCAGGTGGCCGAATATATTAAACTGGGACATGATGACGGTCAGGGTAATTTTTGCCTCGGCACATACGAATATGAGGTCAAACAAAAACAAAAAGGGGCGATTATTCGCAGTAACCGCCCCGATTATGGGAATGGGAGTTAGTTATGGCAACCCCCGAAAATATTATATCACAAAAATCCGCCTAACAAGGCAATGCAGCCGACGCCACAACCCTGATTTTTCTTGAGGTCACTTTATGCACTTTCAGCCGGTGCTTTATCCAGGTGAGCGCGGGCGCGGCTGATTGCCCGGCTCGTTAGCTGGACTCAAGGCTCTTAACCCAGGAGAATACATAGAAATCAACGGCCATGAATACCTGGTTGACGAGGGGCTGCTTGTCATCAAATTGCTCAAGCAGCGATTCGATTCCGGTTCAGGGATTTGGCCTATCCATTTTGAGCCACAGACTTTAACTATAAAAGACTATTCAACAAAGGCAATCAGGGATGTGTTCCACGTGCGGTAACATAATCCTACCCGGCGAATCCTACACCCACAGCGCGGATAGCCCATCGGGGCGCAACGAACGCCGGGAGTGCGGGCGGTGTGTTAAAATACAGACGATGGAGGCTAACCAATGCGTATCCGCTACACCCAAACCGGCAAACGCCCGCTAACCGAGGTTGACAACTGCGACGTGATTCGCGCCTGCTTTATGGCCTGCCCGCCCCCGGTCCGCGCTGAGCTTGAAGCGTGGTTGGCGTCGAGTAGCGAATGGAAGCGGTTTGATTTTTGGGGGGATGGTGGTGACGTTGGAGAAGGTGAAATGACATCCTCCCCTGACAAGATGTCAGGGGTTTCCGCCCAACAAACTTTAGGAGCAAGCGATGTACACTAAAACCGTACCGATGATTTTGTTCGACAGGGATGGTAAAATTTTTCACAGTTGTGACGCGGAAGTGGTTAACGAAACACCAGACACCGTAACTATCAAATGTCCAGGCTATCACACCTACCATCTTTTAACCTACAGTAAAAAGGATGGACAACAGATAGATGGCAAATTTCCTCTGCTTCCACATTACGTCATGATGGCTGCCAAAACGCCGTTAAGGGACTCGTTTGTGCATCTACCTTAATTTCCCGCCCGGCTAGAAGCCGGGACGGGAGCGACCGCACTTTAAGCGAAGGAGGAAAAGTCCTCTCCAAACCCTGCTCGTATACCGTCGGCGAATGTGGTACCAGGCTCGACATCGCCGACAGCGCCGCCCGGGCCGCGTTGGCCAGGTCGCGCATTTTGCGCACCAGGCCGTCAATCGCCCCCTTGATACTATTGATGCCGCGCCTGGTTTGTGCCGGAATAGTCCCCTTGGGACACGCTCGACCCACTGGCCCACGTTAAGTCCCAACGGATACGTCCAACCCGTAAAATTAGTTAGGCGGCTGAAGGAGGCCGCGAAAAAATGGATAATCGAGCCAGTTGCCCGGAGTGTGGCAGTTATGCGGTGACGGTAACATTGCAACCCGACCCGGATGACGAAGATAATTTTTGCGAGTATCGGTGTGATGATTGTGGTCATTATTTTGTGGCGGAAGCGCCACCTAACAAGCCGGTTGAGCCGACCGGACAACCAACGCTAAAAACGCGCTATATTACCAGGCCTCGCTTATAAATCCGTCCGCAGCTTATTGACCGTACTCTGGTAATCCGACTGGAACGGCGCGCCGTTGTTCAGAAAAATACCCACATTTTCAGCCAGGGTGATGAACGCCGCCACATTGGCCGCCGTCGCCTCTAGCTCCGCCGGGATGTCGCCATCTACCAACGGATCAGCCCCGCCGCCATTGTAGCCCCGGTCAAAGTACGCCTCGAAAAGCGCCTGCATCTTCGGCGCAAGTTTAGCCAGGATAGTACTGACCTCCTGCGCCGCTACCACAAAATCAGCTTTTTTGCTCACCATTCCTCCAAAATAATTGAGTCTTCGATTAAAATTGCGTCTGCCACCAGCGCCGGGCGCTTGGCGGCCAACTCGGCCCGCTTGACCAGCGCCGGCGTGGTCGGTTCCGGCCAGGCAATATCCGCCGGCTCCGGTGTGTTACCCAATAGCAGCCACGTCTCAAACTCTTGCCAATCACGATTGCCCGGGTCGTCCGGGATCGAAATGACCACAGCCCCGTTGTCCAATTTCAAAACACCACCTGTCGTAAATTTATAACCAATCATCATAACCTCGCGTCTGCTACAAAATGCAGGCGCAAAGCCTCATCGAGAGCGATGGCGTTTGCGCTAGCATTACTCACGCTTATGGCCTGAAATCCGGTGTCGCTAATATTGACAGCTGTGCAGCCTGTCCGGTCGTTTGCGGCGATGTCGTTACGGACCGCCCCAGACGTTCCGGTGGCCGGAGAGTAGATTACAATGCTGGGCGCTACCCTCATACGTGGATATTTCGGGGTTTGGGGCCGGAGCGTGCCCGCCGTGCTGGCCGCGATGGCCACACGGGTCTGCCATCCGATAGCCCCCGGATCTGACGCACTGCCGGGAGTAATATTCATGAGGTACGATTTATTGTAAAACGACACCAGCAGTGCTTGCTCAATTGCCATGTCCCAGTTCACAAAACCCGTCGCGCTCGAAGCAATCTCCAGCTTGGCCCTGGCCAGTAGAAAATAATCCCCGTTGTCCTCCTGGTCCGGCGTCCAGACAAACACGGCCAGGTTATTAACTGTGTTGTCATACGGGATCGTCGCCGTACACTCCAGCCGGTCCACCGTCGAGCCGCCGCTTAATGCCTGGTCCTGCGGCGTCCCACTGTCGCTCAAATAGCTCCAATTGGTTGCCAGTGTCGGGTTGCCAGTGCTCCACGTTCCGACCACGTCGCTGGTCAGGCTGTCCGCCGTGCCCGCCCATCCGATGATCGCACAGCGCAAATTCGCCACATTCGCCCCGACCGCATCGATGCTAAAGGTGACAGTCTTACCTCGCAGGGCATAAGTATCCTGGGCCGTCAAAAACTGCGCAAACCCGGCCTGGCTACCGTTGGTGTCAAATAAGCACTTCAGATGGCGGCCCGCCCCAAAAAACGGCGTCGCCACCGCCACGCCTGATACATCCGGGGCGTTACCATTCCACAGCGCATTCCACAGCGTAGCTACATAGCTGTCGTCGCTCACGTCGTTAAACGTTGTCCCGGTCATCCAAATATCGTGCGTCAGCGTGTGATAGAGCAGGTTAGGATTTGGCGACTGGGCAATGACCACGGTCTCAATCGCCACCACCGCATCCTGCAAATCATTCACGTGGCTGGCTAGCACCTGGGTCACACTATCAACCTTGGTCGTGTAGAAATCAATCGCGCCCGGAAAAACGGTTGTCATTAGTTGTCTCCCGCGTAAATGAACTTCCCAAAGGCCAGGTCGTCCATTCTGAATAGCGGCCCGGAACCGCCGTCAAACGAACCTTTATGAAAAACAATCCTGGTCAGGTGCTCGCCGGCAAAATCGGATAGATCTACCAGGTATTGCTGCCACTCTCCTGCCCCGGATATGATTTCGAGGGGTACGCTTTCGGTAATGGCAGAACTGCCGCTTTCGGTTGTACCGACTATTATCTGGATCGGCTCATCCGATGGGCTTAACAAGTTGGTGTCCTGCCATTGATACCAAAAGGCGATCCGATAATTTTCCCCGATCCCGACAGGTGTAGAGAGAACAGAAATAAAATCGGCCACGTCCGCTCCGTCAAACGCGGCCAACACAAATCCGTTGTTTCCGCCGCTGTAATCCCCATAGGTGTGGTCGTCCTGTCCATCCACAAATTTGATATAAACAAAATCCACAACCGGCTCATCATTGCACCAGGTAAAAAAACCATCCGCAACTGCGTCGCCTTCACAGCCCACATCAATTTCATCGGACGTTCCGGCCCCCGGATTATTGCTGTCAAATGGATTGTAAATCTCATAGTCCAGCTCCGCCGGCGCATCCAGCGCAAAATACGGCTCCAGCCGCAGCGTCGTCAATATCGCATCGCCGGTCTCCCCTAGCCACAAATGCTCGATCTTGCCGATCCGGTACAGTGCGTTGATCCCTAGCGTGGCGCTGGTCAGGTGGATGGCGTCCACGTACAAATCCAGCCCAAACTGCTTATCCGCCCGCTTTTCGATCCGCACCACCGGGTATTGCGTCGGTTTGCTCAACACGTTGACCAGCATCGCCTTCAACGTGTCCGCCCACTCAAACTCTTGCATCCAGGGCGAGTCCAGGCCCAAAACCCGCGTCCCGTAAACCCCCTGGCTCGTCCCATCCTCAGCGCTGACAATCGTTGAATGTGGCCGGTACAGCGGGTCGGCCGTCAGACTCAAATTGATGATGTAGCCATTGGTCCCGCTGTTATTCTGGAGGCTGATCGTCGCCCCGTCGCCTACCTCGCTAATGCTGGCCACACACTGCGCGGTCAGGTTCATCCCCGCTCCGCTCCGTAGCGAATTGACCGTGAACGATATCCCGTAGCCACTGCCGCCCACCGGTACGGCGTGAAAATTGCCGTACCGAAACTGGGCGTCAAACGTCTTGGAGCTGCCGGCTGGCAGCGGGATGGCGTCGTTACCGGTCCCGCCCACAGCCCACAGCGTCGTCACCGCTCCGGCGTTGCGGATGTAATGCACCCGCACCTCGATCCGGTTGCGCAGCGTCTCCCATGGCTGTGGCGTCGTGATGTCCCGCAGTAACTCGCTTTCGTCTAACTGGACTACCTTGTCGTATGTAAAGTGCGAACTCAGGAAACGCGCCCGGCCGTCCCTGGCGTGCAGGAACGTCCCCATCTCCACGTCGGCCATCTCCTGCACCGCCTCGTAGGCGTCGCGCACCCAAAACCAGGCGTGCTGGGCCCAGCGGTAAAAGTTTTCGGTAAACCCGGCCACTTGGTTGCCCGACAGGTCTATGAAGTAATTGTACTCCCTGGGCCATTCAGTGCTCGGCCAGCCGGCCCGCTGCAAAATCAGATCGACCCACTTGCCGGTCGTCCAATCGGCGCCGGACACGCCGGCCTCGTAGGGTGTGCCCCTATGGTAGCCTACCCTGACTGTCCGGCCTCGCAGCCATTCCTGGCCGTCCACAGCCTCGATGCGCACCATTTTACGGTTGCCCTGGTTGTAGGGCTGAATGTCGGCGATCATGCCCCGCATCAGCTCGTGGTCCGTGCCGGTGTCCCGGTCCAACACGTTGATCCGCACCCGCTTACCCGGCGTCACATAGGGATAGAGCGGCGAGGAGGTATTAAACGGATTGAACCTGCCGTCGTCATTGTCCAGGATCAGCGTCGCCCGGCCCGTGCCGTAACGCTCGAAGCCCTGGCCCTGCGGGTCAACGTAGTGATCCCGCCCCCGCGCCAGGCTGAAGCCGACCAGGTAGGCCGCCTCATTCTCTCCGGAGAAGAAACCGTCAGCGTCCCAATCCACCAGCACCGACCACAGCAGATGCACCTCGGTTACACCCGGCGCAGCCTCCGCCCCGTACAGCGTCCCATCGCCATACTGAAAAGTGTTATATCGAGCCAAATTTCATCCTTCCGCCTTCATCCTTCATCCTTTAACCGCTACTCCCCGCTTACGCAACCCCTCGACGATCAGCGGGATCAGCGTCTGCTCGACCTCGATCTGGCTGGCCGTGCTGACAATCGGCTGGTACTGCACCACCAACTGCACCAAGCCGCCGCCCCCGCCCGCCGCGGCCAGGCCGGGTGAGCCGGCTAGGCCCGCCCCCTGCACATTGAAGCCCACCTCGAACGTTTTTTGTAGTTTATTGGCTGCCTGATTGATCTGCATCAGGCCCTGTTCATATACCACCGGCGAGTGCGGCACCAGGCTCGACATCGCCGACAGCGCCGCCCTGGCCGCATTGGCCAGATCGCGCATCTTGCGTACCAGGCCGTCAATGGCTCCCTTGATGCTATTGATCCCGCCCCTGGCGCTGTCCAGGACCCCCTGAAACCCCTGCCAGACGGCCCTGGCGCCCTCTACCGCCGCGGCCAGGCCCTGCAACGCAATCGCCCCCAATTGAATGGCCGTGATCACCGTGCTCAATATCGCCTTGAACGCCCGCAGCGCCACGTCGCCCGCCGTCACCTTGTCCGTCTGCACCCCAAACGCCTTGGCGATCCGGGTCAGGGCGTCATTGATCAGCAGCATCGCCGGCTGCACCGTCCCCTTGAGATTGATCGCAAACTCCTTAAACACAACCACGCCTTTGGGTAAAACGTCCTTGACCCAGGCCGTAAAGTCGGCCAGTAGTGGCGTCACTACCGGCAGCAACTCAACGCCCATCGTCGTAGCTGCTTCGGCCAGCTCCGCCTTTAGCGCCCGCATCTGGTTGGCCCAACTGCCGGAGGTGCGCGCCGCGTCGCCCTGGGCGTCGCTGGTGCCTTTCATGATCAGGCTCAGTGTCGCCGCCGCCTGGCTCTGTGCGTTCAGTTCGCCCTTGGAAGCGATCAATCCCAGGGCCAGGGCCTCGTTCTCAATCGCCGCCTGGTTGATGACCACGCCGTACTTTTTCATTACGTCGGCCTGGCCAGTCAGTGCCGATTGTAGATCGGCCGCCACCGCCTCCTCGGATACATTATTAAACGAGCCGAGGTCAACAGCCAGCTTGGATACCTCGACCGACATTTTGGCCGCCTCGTCCCTGGCAAAGCCCAGCGGTACAAAGGTGTCCTGTAGGGCGGCCGCCATCCCCATCAAGCTAAACTTGTTACGCCCAACCGCGTTTCCAAACTCGTCCAGAGCCGCCGCCGCCTCCGGCGCAGATGTCCCAAAGACGATATCAAACTTGCCTTGCATCTCCTGAGCATCACTACCCAGGCCCACCAGCAGCGCCCCGGCCCCCACCGTCGCCGCGGCCAGCGTCCCGATGGCCGTCGCCGCAATCCCGGCCGGCCCGGCCAGCTTGCCCAGGCCGCTGGCCAAGTTACCCAGGCCGGCCCTGGCGTCGCCGGCCTGGTCCACGATGATCTTGAGTCTGCGTGTGGTCATTGACTAGCCCAGGGGTCTATACCCCGTTTGTTGATGTGATAATGGATTTCGTACAGCCTACTCACCCACTCTACTGGCCCTTCGTCCAGTTCCCATGGCCAGCGGCTAAACTGCCGGGCTATTGCGTAGTCGAGTAGCCAGTCCGGCGGCTGCGGGAGTTTCTCTTTGCCGGCTTTGAGGGCGTCAAACCAGAGGACGAGCTTTCGGCGTTCACTTTTGGGACCGTTACCCCCATCCGCTCGTTAAAACACCCCATCAGCTCTACATACTGCGACATCGAAAGCTCATAAATACATTTGGGGTCATCCGGCCCAAGCGGCTTCCCGGTCTCCTCGTCTATAAAATCCCACGTCTTGACCAGGCTGACAACAAATAGCAATATCTCGTTTTCTCCCGCCGTCCCCGCCTCGATCTTCTCGTAAATCTCCTGCGCCTTCAGCCAGTGCTTGCGCTTGAGTACCTTGAATTCGATCATAGCGCCGCCAGTTCTGGCACGGTGGCCACAATCGAGCCGGTATTGTCGCTGGCGTCCTTTTCGCCGGTGTAGGTCAACTTGATCGTATTGTTGCCGTCCCGGTCATCCAGGCTGTCGATTTCCTTCAGCATGTACATCCCGTCGATCACGCAGCTCCGAGTGCTGCTGCTGGTCGCGGCAATCCGGATCGCCGATTGATCGGTCGTCAGCACCTTATCCAGTTCCGCCTCGATCTCCGCCGTCTCCACCTCGACCACTAACTCCAGGGTCACTTTCCAGATATTGGAGCCCCGCCCGTTGGGATACAGGCTGCCGGCAAATTGTTTGGTATGCTGTAGTTCCTCGATTTTCCAGGAAAAGCTGATCAATTCTGCCACATTGGTCGTCCCAATACCGGCAAAGGTGTCATCGATGTACAGCAGCGTTTCGGCCATCCTCACCGCTACTACCCCTGCCGGCGGTGACGGCGTGGCCGACAGCGCCGCCGGCTTGGTCACTTCGCCCCCGGCCAGCGTGTTTTTGATCAGCCACGATTGCCCTGCCTCGCCGCTGATCTCCATCGCGCTGGCAAAAACATCCTCAGCCCGCACGATGTGATTGGCCCCATCGCTGTACTCGACGGTATACAGCGCAAAATCGTCGGCTGCGTCATCCGGCAGGCTAAAGGTCCAGATATCCGGCAGCGGCGACGCCTGCGCGTTCACCACGCCGGCGCCCAGGCCCATGCTCAGCATGTAGGGCAGATGCTCATAATAGGCATCACAGCTCAAATCGCCTTTTGGTTTGATGCTACCGATGTAATGCCGGGCCGGCGCAAACGAGCCGATATTCTCGTCCGGATTTTTTTTATCTGGGTCAGGGGCCAAGCTGCACGTCGCCCGCAGCGCCACGTCCACATTGACCCCCGTCCCGGCTGCGGATTGCAGCCCGATTAAAACCTGTCTCTGTGCTTTACTAGACATAAAAGCTCCTTATGTGCTACTGACCTTGATCAAAACCTTGTGCTGCTCGACTCGATAAGGAATCCCGGCGATCTCGGCAAATAGCCCCTCCGAGTCCTCTTCGATAGTGATCTCGTTCCAGGCCGCATTACCCACCGCCGCCCGGATCACGCTCCGCACGTTTTCGTGCAGATCGTCCAGGTCATCCTGCACCCCCGCCCCGGCCCGCTTGACCAGCACGTCCAGGTTAAAACGATAAAAATTGTTACCAAAACCGCCGGAAATTATCTCGTGCCGACTGGTGTCGCTGTAAACCGCCAGCACCTTCGTCGCCCCGTTCAGGTTCATCGGCAGGTACTCATAGACCCCGCCGGTAAATGTCAGGGCGCTAAACAGCCCGGCCAGGGTCTCTCTGCACTCCTTACGTGTCCCCATTCCCTACTCCAGCGGCTCCCACACATTGTCCGCGTACCGCTCCATATTAAAATCCTCGATAGCCCGCGTCGCGTAAGCGTGGCTGCCGCCCCGCTCCTCTTCAAATCCGGCGTAAGGCGCCGTCGCCCCGGCCTCGTGGGCCTTATGATATATCGTAGATTGCAGGTAGCCGGTGCGCCGGTGGACCACCCGGCTCATATTCAGCGCCAACTGCCAGGTAATCAACTCCGGCTTGGTCAGCAGAGCCGCCACCGTCTCCAGGTCCGCCCCCAACTGCGCCGCCCCAATCACCACCACTTTCGCCGCCATCTACTACCCCTTACAGAAAGGCGGAAGGATGAAGGATGAAGGATGAAGGGAAGAAAAACATTCTTTATTTCATCCTTCCGCCTTCATCCTTCTGCTACCCTCCCACCTGCTGCTCCAAAATCAGGTGATAATAGGCATCCATTGCCCCCTGCGCCGCCCAGGGCCAGGCCGCCCGCACCGCGTAGGTCACGCCCCCCGAAACCAGGAAATCGCCGGTCACAAAGGCGCTGTACTTGGTAAAGCACTCCCTGAGTAGGTAGAGTTTTTCAACCGGGTAATCCTGGCTTGGCGTCCGGCTGGCCGGATCGAGCGGCGTGCAGGCGATCCCCGTCGCCACCGTGCTCAACGTCGCCGCCCCGGTCGGGTTGTTTTTATGGTCACAAGTTGCAGTCAAGAAATTATCCACGTCGCCGCCCCTGCCTGACTTGCCGGATACTGGTCAGGTGCCACGCCTGGCACTCCTGGCAGTAATACGCCCCACGCTCGCTCCGCCGCCGGCGTTTGTGCCGCCGGCGGCGAGCTAGGGTCAGCATCACCTCAGCCCGGCCGTAGGGCTACTTGTAGCACGTCTTTTCCTGGGAAAACCCTTCGGCAGGCCCCTCGATAAGCTCAGGACACGGCTCAGGACGCGGCTCAATCAAACTCAAAATCCTCCGCCTTGTGGTGCAGCTTGCGTACTACTACCTTACCGGCCCCTGCCCCCTGGCCCCCGGCCCCCGTCAATTCGCCCAGGGCCTTGGCCACCTGGCTATATGATTCGCGCCGGCTGCCCACCTGGGTATCCACCTTGACCGCGTAAGTCCGCTGCAACATTTCCAGCATCTCTTTTTCGATGGCGTCGAGCGCTGTGTCCAATAGGGAGCTGTCCAGCCAGCGCACATCGGGCAGGTCCGTCTCCGGATCAATCGCCCCGGCTGCGCGCAGGCCGGCGTCTACCGCGTAGGTATAATCGCCCTCGGTCAGCGTCCCGCTGGGCGTGGTGCTCAGGCTCTGCGCCGTGGCCAGTGAGCCCAATTTGGCGTGTACCCGCGCCGCCAGCCCGGCCCGGTCAACCGGAACCCACCACAACCACACGTCGTCAAGCCGCACGTCCCCCGCCGCCGTGACATTGGTCAGGCGCAGGGTCAGCGTCTCGCCGGCCGGCAGCCCCCAGGTGTAAGTTGTTTCTTCCCAGGCGTCGCCGGTAGCCTCGACCAGGTTGACCGTGAACAGCGTATTGCCGTCGCCGTCCCGCACCCGCGCCGTCGCCTCGCCCGCGCCCAGCGGCGCGCCCACCGCCTTGACCGCAATATGGAACGTGTACCCCCGGCTGTGGGGTACGCTGAACTGCTGCTCGACGTAGCCCCCGCCCGTCGCCAGCACCGCCACCCCGTAATGCTCGTCGCCGTCGCCGGCGCTGTAAGCCGCATTGCTGGCCGTCCAGTTGTCGAGGCCGGTCAAAAAACGGCCGTTGTTCAGCCGGTTGCGCTGGTCGCTCATTTACCTTTCTCTCCTGCGCCCCCGCCCTCCTGCGCCTCTGCTACCTCGTCCGGCAGCTCGATCTCTTGCGGCTCCGGGCTCCACGGCTGGCAAATTGGCTTATTGTGCACCTGGTTGCCACCCCGCGCCTTTAGCTTCGCGACCTCCTCCGCCGTCGCCATGCGCCAGCCGGGCAGCGCCAGCCGCGCCTTGGCGTGCTCGTAACTAACCGAGTGGATCGCCCCCGCGGGATTGACAATAAAATAATCCCGCTCCTCTTTAGGCTTACTCGCCTGCTTGGCCATAAAACCTCCAACTGATTACTGACCACTGACCACTGACTAAACGGCCGCCGGTCTCAAACCCCGTTGATCCCGGCGGCCGCCGGCTACCGCCCGACCGCGTTCACGGTGATCGTGACCATGTCGGGCGTGCTCACATTTTGATTGACCCGCATGTAACGGCCAAAAACCGGCACCCGGGTGATATCGCTGCCATCCACCGCGCTGTCCGTTACCAGGGCCACCCCATTGACCCAATTGGAGCCGTCATTGCTATATTGGATGGTCAGGGTCGTGGTGTTGGTTGTGCCATGGTCAATCACGTACTGCACATCCAGTGAATCAAAGCGCAGCACGTCGGGTCCATTGGTGTTCGTATCCACCGCGATCGCCGTCGCCGGCTGAAGGACAAAAAATTGCCCATCGCCGCCGGTCACAATGTTGGCTACCGGCGTCGGCGCTGCCGGCGGCGCGGCCTGGGCTGGCCGGCCAAGAGACAGGGCCATAAATACCAAAAACAGGACGACAACCAGCCCGATCCCCGCCAGGGATGCCGTTAAAGCTCGTTCAAATTTGGATTTCATAACATTCTCCTTTGTCTACCTCAGCACCACCTTGATCGTCGGCGTGAGGGTGTTGGTATTGGTCATTGTGGCTACGATCCGGTAGTAAACGCCCTGGACTGCGGCCACGGTGAATTGATTGGTGTCGGCGGCCACATCGGCGGCCAGCGTTCCGGCCGTGCTGTGGTCCACCCAGGTCGAATTATCCGGCGACACCTGGAGTCCAAAGGTCGTCGTGTTGACCGTCCCGACATCCACGAATAGCCAGATCTCCGCCGTCATCGCCGGGTCATCGCTGCCCAGGGCCGACCAGCGCCCGCCGGACCAGGTGGTCGAAGTGGCGACCGCCGCCGTGTTGAGTGTGATCGCCTCGACCGCCCGGCCCGCCGGCGCAGCCTGAACCGGCTGCCAGTAGTAAAGCGGCAGCAGGGCCAGCGCCAGCAGGGCCAGCGCCAGGCCGGCCGCCGCGAAAAAGTTTTTAATCACCGCTAGATTTCCTGTGTACTGACCACGACGCCGTGACTATCGCGCAGCTCGGCCACGCCATAGAGCACGTCAATAGTCGTCTTGATTCCCAGGTAATCCGCATCGTAGCTCAACGTTACCCGCAGGCCGATCCCGTCCTCGTCCATCACGACTTGCAGGACACCGGCGTTATCAGGCGCGGGTGGCAGCGGCCGGGTGGCCATGCACATCGCGTTGCGGTGGAAAAACAGGTTTTTGGCCTGGGCCGTCGCCACGGCGATCTTCTGGTCCATAAACACATCGAAGCCCATAAAACGCCCCACCATCGCGTCCATTGCCGCCTGACCCAGGGCCTCGGCATAGTCCCGGTTGGTCACCTTCTCGATGCCCAACATTTCATACTCGGCATCTTCGTGCAGAACCGCCGACCGCTGCCCCAGCGGGGCTTTGGCCGAGTTGAGTAGCCGCCGCGCCCCCCGGAAATCGTCCTCGGCCAGGCCGGATGTGGCGTCAATCGTCTGGCTGAAGCCGGAATAGAGCGCGGCGATATCCGAATCGATCTGCTCGGCCAGCACGGCCATCCCATCGCTGGCGTACTGCGTCAACCAGTCCGACCGGCTAAATGCCCGGGCGGTGTCCTCGATCAGGAACGACACCTCTTTGTGTTTGTTCAGGGTCAGGCTGCTTTTTGTCGCCGTTGGGGTTTGTAAGGTAATTACTGTATTGACCGCCTTATCGTTGGCGCTTAGCGCCGCCGAAAATGGAATATCCACCGTTTGGCCGTAGGTGGCTACCTCGTTTTCAAAATCCCGATTGATCAGCCGGGCTAGTACCGTGTTGGCCTTGAGATACCCCAGGGCCTGGGCCGCCACAATGGTGGCGATGTTGACCGAAAGCTCGGTCGTGGTGATGTTTGCCATATGTAAATCTCCTGTAGGTTTTTGGAGCTACGGTTTCGAGATTTACGTGCAACGGCACGACCGAGCGATTGATAAAATTAACAGCCAGTAGGCTGGCTACTTACTATTAGCGAACTGCCCCAAAGGTTTCCCTTTGGTCGCCTTCCTGATTTCCTCCGGCGTCATCTTTTTAAAATCCAGCGCCGTCGGCCCGCCGCCCTTGCCCAACGGCGGAGGCACGCCCGGCCCCTCTTTGGGCTTCAAGAAGCCCAGCAGCGAGTCGGCGTCCTTTTCCATTTCCTCCGCCGATTCGCCATTGATCCGGTCCACCAAATCCACCGGGATGCCCTTTTTGGCGGCCACTTCCAGCCGCAGCCGGCCTAGCTTCTCCGCCTTCAGCTCTGCCTCGCGCTGCTCGGCCAATTGCTGCCATTTTCCCTGCTCGGCGGCCTGTTTTTCGGCGGCGGCCTTTTGATCGGCCTCAATTTTGGACAGCCGTTTTTCAGCCGCTTTTAGAGCCTCGTTAACCTCCCTGAATCGTTCATAGGGCACCGGCCCCGGCGCGGGATCAGGCGCGGGCGCAGGTGGTGCAGGCGGCGGCGGATCGCCCGCCGGCGCGGGTGGGTCGGGTAAATAGAGAAATCTTGGCTTAATTTTTAACATAATGCTCCTTCGAGTTTAACGGGCAACGGCCCGGTATCATTGCTCATATACTTCCCACTCTCTATTTCATCAACTCCCCCGCCGCTTTTCTCATCTCCACCCGGCTCTCGCCTACGGCGTCCAAATCCTCCGACCATAGTAGCTCGTCGGTCCGGCAGCGCCAATGAAAGCGCGGGTGCATCATTTCGTCGGCAAAACGCGGTGTGCCCCGCAGCTCAAATGGTTTCTCCAGCGGCTGCACCTGGCCATGCACCCGCAGGCAGCAGTCGGTTGTACTCGAGTCAATTTGCGCCACTGCCTGTTTCAGCCACTGCCGTTCGCTGCGGGCCTGGCCGGCCAGGTAGTAGATCGCCGCCACGCCCAGGGCCACCGTGCCGATATTGCGCTGGCTCTGTAGCTCCAGTGCATTGGCTCCCTCGCGCCATACGCTGACCCGGCCCGCCGCCAGGTCATTGGCCAATAATCGCGCCTGGGCCGCCTCCGGTGATTCCTGGGCCGACCGGAGCTGTTCGACCTCAGATACCAATCGGGCCGCCAGCATCTCCACCCAGGCCGCCGACTCCAGCGCCCTGGCCAGGGCTTGCCGCCGGTCCACGGTCGTCGTCTGGATCAGGTCAAAATCGGGCACGGCCTCAAATCGCCCCAGGGCCTCAAACTGGCTGCGGGCCAAACTGGCTGCGGCCACCTGCACTGGCTCGATCTGGTCTCGCCCGATGGCGGCCACTTGTCGGGCCAGGGCATTCATTTCAGCCCGGATCACGCCTGGCAGGGTCGAGCTGTTTAACCCCAGCCGGCTCAGCGCCTCGATCAGCGCCAACCGCGTCTCGGCGCGGGACTCGTTGGCCCGCCGGACATATTCACGCTCCAGGCGAATCATCGCTTTCTCAAATCGCTGAGCCGGGCGGGGGTCAGGCATCTCCCCCGCTCCCCTGCCCCCCGGCTCCCTCTCCCGGCCCGGCCAGTGCCCGCTCGCGCTCCAATGCCAGGGCCTGCATCTCTAGCCGGTTGGCCGTCTCCGGGTCCAGCGGCAAAACTGGCCGCTTCTCGTCGAGGCGCAGCCCCTCATCGTCCAATACCGCCACGTCGCCCAGCCCCATTGTGGCCGCCGCCCGGCCCGCCATCCGCAGTGCATCGGCCAGGCCGTGGTCGTAATTGGGCCGGGTGCGTTTCGTCTTGAGAACTAGCTCCATCAGCTGCAGCTCAAGCGTCGCTGTGGCAATTTGCGTTTTTTCCAGCAGCGCCGTGAATGCCAATTCCGGCAGCGCCCCGTGTACCTGGTCCCTGATCTCGCGGATAAAATCCAGCACGCCGGGGATGTCAATCCCGGCGACCATGGGCGTGGCCTTCGAGTCGCCCGGCAAAAACCAAACGTTATCCCCGGATTTTGTCAATTCCCCCGGCTCCGCACCGCTGATGGCCCACTGCGGCTCGGCGTGTTTCCTAATAATATCGGCCAGGTAGGAGGCGAGTTCGTTGACCTCGTCGAGGAGCGGCATCGCCTTTTGGTAAGTGGCCTCGCCCAGGGCCTCACCGGTGCGGATATGGTCCACCTCAACAAAGGGCACGAATTTTAGCTCGTTGGCGTATTCCGGCTCGCGCCCGTCGAACTTTGCCGGCTTGCCATTAGCGAACGTCCGAATCGTCTCTGATGTCACCACCTCGGCATACTCAAACTCCTCGCCGGTCTTTTTGTCGGCTCGTGTTTCTGCCCAAAAAGCCAGCGTGGGCGTCAGGTCGTACTCCATAGTCTCAACCAACAGCACGCAGGCCGGGTTGATCGGCTTGACAATGACCCGCTTTTGGTCGCGCAGGTCGGCCATTTTTAGCGCTGTGACGCCGTACATTGCCCCATAGTGGACGTATAATACCCCGTCTATATCCCAATCCGACCAATCGAAGATGGTATCAATCGCCACCTGCCACGCATCCCGCCTTGGTTCGTCTTCCGGCAGCGTCCAGCCGCCCGGAATGATGCCGGCGTCTACGTCCACCGCCCTGGACAGGGGTAAATAGAGGGGCTTAATGCCCCTGTAGAGCCGGGGAGCCAGCCAGCCCAATTTACGGCGCACGTCCGTATAAATCGAGCCATCGTAGTAGCTCTTGCGCCGGGCCAACTCCTTGCGCCGGGTATCCCACCGCGCCCGAAAGGGCTTGTATTCCGGTAGGTCGAAGATGCTTTTAACGCGGTCAGTCTGCGCCATAATTCTCCAGGATTTGCTCGATCTCGGCGGCGCTGTGGGTCGGCCTGGTTGTCGTCTGTTCGCCGGCCGCTTCCGCGTACCAATCCACCTGGGCCGATTTGAGAGTCTTTTTCTTCCAGGCCACCATCAACCCATAGCGGGCGTCGTCATAGGCGTCATCACCGCCCTGGCCCTCCTCGTCTACGTCAATTTTTAGCACATCCTCCGGCCGGTTGGGGTCGTGCTCCATTGCCGGGATGCACTCGGCCAGGCGCGGGCAGGTCGAAAAAATATACCAGCGCGGGGCGATACCCTGGGCCGCGTCGCCCAGCCGGTCCAACATTTCCGCCGCGCCGTTGATCCGGTTGGCGTTGGCTGGTTTAAGGGTAATGCCCTCGGTCCTGTATTTTTCGGCAATTGTCGGGCCGTCCTCTTCGGCCTCGCGCCGGGCAAAGCAGTCTTGTCCGGCGTACCAATAGCGTGGTACAGCGTCCCACTGCTGGCCCATTTCCCGCAGGGCCGCCGCATGGCGCTTGATCGGCCAGCGCTGCGCCCAATGCTCAGCCACGGTGTAAATCACCCCCTCGCCCATTGTGTGTAGATGAGCGCTGGTCGGGTGGGCGTGGCCGTAGTCCAGGCTGCCCCACACCGGCCAATTTTTGGGGATTTTCTGGAACGGCCAGCGCGCCGGCGGCAACATGTGGGTCTCGTGCTGAAAATTAGAGAAAAATTGCCCGGCCACAATATCCCAATCGCCGTAGCGGTACGCTCGCAAGCGCCAGCCGGTGTTTTCCTCTAGTCGGCGACGGTAATCGGGATCAATGTAGGGGTTATCCTCAACTGTGGCAAAAAAGAAGCGGGTATCGCCCTCCTGTCCACTGCGGGCCGGGATTATGTAGGCCGCCTTAAACCAGGCGTGTCCCACCCCGCCAGGGTTGGTCGTTTCGTACTCGCGTGGTCGCCAGCCAGGAATCGAGGTACGGACCGAATCGCGCACCGCCCGGCGTTTGGTCAGGGTCAACGACGTGGCCTCTTCAATCACCGCCCCGTCATACTGAATCCCCAGATAATTATCGATATCGCTTTCGTTATGGAAATGCCCGACCAGGATACGCGAGCCGTTGGGGAAATAGATCACCCCCTCGGAGCGATTGTACCGGTGGGGCATATACAGCAGCACCGCCCGCCGCAAATCCTCAAATTGCTCGCGGGCCTGCTTGCCTATTTTGCGTAGGTAGAGAAATTTCAGGCCGGGCACGCGCTGGCAATCGTCGAGCGCGATCTGAGCAAAAGCCCCGTGCGATTTGCCCGGCCCGCGCGCCCCGCCCAGTCCGATCCGGGTCGGCCCGCCGGGAAGGTCGCACTCACGGGCCGCCGCGCTGAACGCCAGCTGATGCGGCAGGGCGCAGTAACCGCCGCGCCGGAAATTGATCAACTGGTCCGGCGGGCAGCCGGATTGCCGGGCCGTAGCCAGGTAGGTATCAAGGATCGGATTGAGTTTCGCTATCGTCGCCGTTGTCATCTTTCCCGTAAGCCCGTCTCAGGGCCTGTTCAAACGTAGAATCTACCGACAAATCAAGCTCGATTGGCATAGCCAGCTTCGCCTGCTCATAAAACAATCGCCGCGCTGCCACGCCTGGCGTACCAGATTCGGTCAACGCCCCGGCGATGGTCTTGCGGTCCACGTCGCCGATGAAGCGCTGAAAAATGGCCTGGCGTAATTTGTCTATGCCGGCAGCGGCAAACCAGGGCTGCCGCTGCCATTTATAAAAAACCTGCTCACTGGCGTAATTGAGTAACATAGCCAACTCACGCATCGTCTTGGGCTGCCGGGCCGCTTTTGGCGCGTTAAACCAGGCGGCGAAGGCGGCTTTTTTCCAGTGTAACCCGGTCGCCTTCAGGTCGTGGTACGAATCGAGCCAGGCCCCGGCAGGTGGTTGGTCGGGCTGATCCGGGTCGGGCGTGCCGCTGGCGGCCCATTCGATGGGAGTTAATTCTTCACGGTCACTCAAAACTTAGAAAACCTTTACTAATCTCCTGGCCATCCACCCCGCCGCCCCGTGTCCCATTGTGAGACAGCGTAGAGTAATCGTTGCTTGACAGACTCCCACAATTAATGATAGAGTCGGGACTATGGTAGCCCAGCCGATCACCCCGCTCTATTTCCCCCAAACGGCGCGCCCGGCCTAATCAGCCGGCCCGTCGCCTTTTTTATTCCCTGTCCCTCTCTGTCTCACAACGTAGCGCCCCCTACTGGCCGTGCCCCGCGTCGTCCAGTTCCAATTGTGCCAACTGAACCGCCGCCGCCTCGAGTCTCACTAAGGTCAAACGCTCGGCCTTGCCCAGATAAACCCGCCTGAGTTTTCCCAACATGTGCCGGTGCGCGTACCAATAGGCCCGCCGGATCCCGCTCCGCCCGGCCCGCAGTTCACGGATCAGGGTGCAGGTCGCCCCGCTGCCGCTGATGTAGCGAAAGGACGTATGCCCCTCCAGCCAATCGGACCAGCCGGTCCGCTCGCCAACGGCGCAAATTGGCGCGCCGCCGGGCGTGTGCAGCAAGCCGCCCTTAACGTAGGGAATAGCCTGTTTATGCATGGTTGCGACAATGCCTCTTCCTCCCACCACAGCTCCATGCCCGGCCAGGCAAACAGGTCGTGAATATCAGATAGAATCGGGGCCGGGGTTAGCATTCAGACTCCCCGGATTGTTTCAACAGGTCAGACACCACCATTAGAAGCTGCATGGGGCTGTAGGGCTTGCTGATAAAAGAGCTTGCACCAAGCCACAGAGCGTGGTCAATGTCCTGGGCGTCAGATCTGCCGGACATCACCAGAATCGGTTTGTCTTTGACATGCTCCATCTCGCGCAGTGCCCGCAAGGTGTCCAGGCCGCTCAGCCTGTGCTCGCCCAAAAACATGTCAAGGATGATCAGGTCGGGCAGGATGTAGTGAATGGTCATGATCGCTTCCTCGCCGCTCGCCTGAGCAATCGTAAAGTATTCGATATTCAGGAGGGTTTGCAGCAGCTCGGCAACTGATTGTTCGTCCTCAATAATCAGGATCGTTTTCACGTTCCCCTCGCTTCAATCCATCGGCCAGGCGCGCAACCTCGCCGGCCAAAATCCTGATATTCTCGCGTATTTGCTCTAGAATTCGCACCTGCTGCTCCATCGTGTGCTGCATTACCGAAAAATCACCCCGCCCCCACTCGATCATTTCGCGGGCAATGCTCAGGGCTTCGGCCTTGTCCCTGGTCACCTCTAGCTCGCGCGTTTCGGTCTGCCGCTTGCGCTCGGCCCGCTCCTCGCGCTCCCGCTGCTGCCGGTACTCCCGCTCGTCGTCGGCTGCCTTGATCCGGGCCTCAACGATGCGCGGAATGATGAACCGGGCCACGGCCCAGATCGCGCCGCCGACCGAGCCGGCGGCTGATAAGATCAGCAGAATCCATTGTTCAAACGACACACCTTACTTCATTCCGCCGGGCGGGGTCAGGTAACCCGCCGCAAAAGAAAAAATGACGGTCAGGGCCGCGGCCACTTCGGCCGGCAGCTCGATACCGCCATATTGCTTGAGAATCCAGACCAGCACGGCCACCGCCGCGCCGACCGCGCCGCCAACAGCCACCTTCGGCACGGGCGCCGCCGAGGGGCTTCGGTTAGAATCGTTCATCTCGCCTCCAAATAAAAAACAGCCCAGGTCTCCGCTGTCGGCGACCTGGGCTGTCTATGGGAATCGCTGAAGCGGCATCGCCGACAGCGGTTCATATTACCAGTATCGTAGCACATTTGTGCGAACCTGTCAACGTTAAGGCGTTGGTCCCTCGACCCCTTCATAGCACCTGTCGCACAGCGCCAGGTCGCCCTGTCGCACCGTGGCCGGCGCAGCGCAAATGTCGCAGGGCGCGCCCGGCGGCGCGCCAAACCAGCCAGAGCCGCCGCAGACCAGGGCCAGGTCCGGGGCCGGCCCGCCCCGCCGGGATGAAAGCCAACTGTAACCATCCACCTGGCCCACCTGGAGCATAGCCCAGGCCAGCGCCCACTTGACCGCATGTGTCTCCTGCCGGCTGATGATCTCCTCGCTCTTCATAGCCGCCTCGAGTCGTAGCTCCCGCCCAGCTTGCGCGGGGTCGGGGCATAGGCGGCCAGCGCCTGGTTAGCCTGCCGTTCGAGCAGCCGGCAGTCCTGTAAAATTCGGTTCAACTCGCCGGCGTCAATCTGGCCGGCCCTGAACAGCCGCCGGCCCTCGCGCTCGGCGACTTCGGCGGACAGCGTGGTCAGGAGATAGTTGGCCTTGCTCATCGCAACACCCCCTCGGCCTCGGCCCAGTTGCAAACGGCCGGATACTGCACCAGGTGCGTGTTCCAGGGCAGCGCCCAGCGGATCACCCGCCGGCCCGCCGCGGCCAGGGCCAGCAGCGTGGCCGGGTTGTCGTCAATATGCCAGTTAAAAGCAACACTGCTCTTGTCATTGGTCTGGATGATCAGGTGGTAGGGGATGTTCCAGCGCTCCAGCCAGGGCCGGGTCAGGGCCGGGTAGCGGGTCGAGGTATTGATCACGATCTGGTAGCGCCGGGCCAGGCAGCCCAGGGCTACTTGCACGCCAGGCAGGGGCATGGCCGCATTGAAAATGCCGGCGTCGCCCCAGGCCCAGGCCGTGAATTCATCCTCGCTGATGCCAACCCTGTGGCCTAGCGGCGGATCCCAGCGGTCGAAGTCGGCCCGTTCCAGCTCGACGCCCCAGCGCCGGCGGGCAGCCTGGATGATGCTGCCGACCTGGTCGCGGATCACGTTGTCCATATCTATTGATAGGATCGGGGCCACAAAAGCCAGGTCAAAACCGGCCGCGCGGGCGGCCAGATCGGGGCCGGAGAAGTGCTGATTTTTTGAAATTGTAGTATTCTGTTGGCTGCTCATATTCTTTTCCTTTGCGGGTGGAGTTTATGGGTTTCGGGCGGGTTGTGTTCGTAGCACAACCCGCCTATTCGATTTACTTGAGTATCCCTGCCGGCACCGGCTCAACTTCGGTCCCCTTGCCACTGAACTTGATCAGCATGGCGTAGGTTGTACCCTCGTCACTCTGGCCGATGGCCCGGCTGAACCAGATCGCCGGCTCGAACTTGTTTTTGACCGAGCGACGAAAGAAGCGATGGCCCATCCATTCAACCTCGGTCGGGCCGTGGCCGTCGTTCTTGGTGACCACCGCGCCGATGGTGGTCCAATCGAATGCGCGATACTCGGCCAGTGGCCGGCGATAGCCGGGGGAGACCGGGGCGTTGGCCCGGAGTTGCTGCGAAATGGACCGCATTAGCTCGGTTTGGGCCTTTAATTGCTGCAATACTTCATCCTGATATGACATCACTTAATCCTTTCTTGCTGTTCTCAGCATTAGTTCCAGTTGTCCGATTTCATAATTTCTGATATTGACTTTGGTGAAGGGGGTCTGGATTTGACCCCCCTGCACCTGATACCATTGGCCGCCCAACACCTGCACCAGGCGGCCTTCCAGGGTCGCGATGATCTCTAGCTTACTCATCGCCCCTAGTAGCCTTTCCGGGGCTGCTGCTGGTACTTTGGCCTGTGCAGCGGCCCGCCGCCGCCGGGCGACAGCGCCACTTTCAGGCCGCGTTGAGCTGCCGCCTGCCGCGCCCGGCTGCGCTCGATATCGTCGGCCAGTTTGCGGTAAGCCACCGCCTTGCGTTCCGCCTCGACCAGGCGGGCGATTTCCAGCGCAAAGCAGTGCTTGCAGGCCGCGCCGAACTTGGCCCGTGGCCGGCGGTGGCGGCTGTCAGGGCAATTGCACTCGTAGCGGCCATAATAGGTCGCCGGGTCGTAAGTGGTCTTGTATTCGGACTTTAATTGTCCGGCCTCGACCAGGGCCAGGGCCAGGCCGATGCGCTTCTCGTGCTCCGGGTATTCCGTGGCCAGAATTTGGGCGATCTGGGCCGCCGGCGAAAGGCGCTCCACGACCAGGGCCGTGCCCTCGCCGGTCTCGACGATACCCCCCCTATCCCCCCTCTGGGGGGTTAAGGGGGGCATCTGGCGGTTTTCGCCAGATGCGGCGATGTAGCGGTAGACGGTCAGGCCGGCGTGGTTGCGATAGGTGTCATAGACTTCCAGGCCGGCCAGCTTACGCTGCAAAACCGGGTGGTCGAGCGTCATTTCCTGGCGTGGCTCCCGCTCGGCCTCGTCGCCGGGCAGCCGGAGCTTGCGGACCAGGCCGGCGGCGTCCAGGGTGATGGTCAGTTGGATGGCCGGGGCCGGGGCGTTGAGCTTGGCTTGCATCTCGCGGTAGCCGTCGGGCACGACCAGGGCCACTGCCTGGCCCACCACCCGGTCGAACAACCTGGTCTTGCGCAAGCCGGAACTTTGTGGTACTTTATATTTCATGGGTTTGTTTCTCCTTTCGGGGAGATATGAGAGACGGCCAGGCGCTGCAATCGCCTGGC